TTTGATTTTCCCGCCCATCGTCAATGAGTGGACGGTAATCAACAAGACGACCGGCTCGTACACCATCACTTGCAAGACAGCAGCGGGAACGGGCATTGTTGTTAATACCGCCACCCTGATTGTGGGGGATGGCACCAACATTCAAAACGCCGTAACCGATGCAGTGGTCAGCGTCAAAGACTTTGGCGCTGACCACTGCATCGGTTACGGCGTTTTGAATGTTGGTGCCATCCCCCACAATCAGGGTAGCGGTATTAACAACAATGCCCGTTCCCGCTGCTGTCTTGCAAGTGATGGTGTACGAGCCGGTCGTCTTGTTGATTACCGTCCACTCATTGACGATGGCCGGGAAAATCAAATTCAGGTTTGCCGTAAGCGTGCCGGTAATGACAATGATAGGCTTGCCGTACTGCAAGGGGGTCAACGTTACGTTTGCGCTTGTCATGGTGACAGCGGTAACGCCGTTGGTAAAGTCAGGCACCCAGCCCGCGGCGGCGGCCCCTGCCGCCTCCGGGTCGGTGGTGTTGTTTTCGACCGTGTTGAACCAGTAGCCCAGGCCGTCCGACCGCATGACCCGTGCGCCCTTGGGGTAGCCGTTGACGTTGGAATCATTGGCAAAAGTTGAGTCGTAGGCGTAGCCGCCGCCCGCGTTGGCCCAACGGAGGATTGCGGACAGTTGGAACAAAATGCCGTTCATGTCCAAGCCGGAAGGCGGGACGCCGCCGGCCGCAATCGGGGTGCGGGTCAGCGGAGGAAAGCCGTCGGTAAAGGAAGCGGCGCCAGCGGTAATGCCGATTTGCGACGCCGTCGGAATGGTGTTTTTCGCCCCAGCATTGGCGAAGGGCAAAACCAGTTTGCCCGGGGTGTTAGTTAGCTGCATTCATGGCCCCTTGTGGAACAAATACGCCTTGCCCGAAGGGCGCGGCCGATACCCCAGCCTCCGAAAACCCGAACAAAGGCAAGGCGCTTTGGAAAAGTGAAGCATTCACGCCAGCCGGGCGCGGTAAGGCTCCCGATTGCGTCATAATAGCAAACTCATAGGGGGTTAAGTCAAACTCAAAGGTATACCGTAGAGCCATACCCCCCAGGTCGTTGACGTAGCATCGGCCGCGACCGGCGAACATATTTTGCAAAAGTTGATTTTATAAATCCGGTAACAGAAAAGACCTCATTAAAGATAATAAGTAAAATGCGGACAGACGATAGGCGTCGTCGGCAAGCTTGTAAGTTTGAGTCGCACCAGGGTCGCCCACATAAAACGGGGCTTCGTCAAACGGATGGGAGCCAGGAAGGGCGTCGCTAAATCCGAAGTAACTTTGTTGAGCGTTAATCGTAAGTTCACGGGCAATGCCTACAATTCGCCCCCAAATGTCCAGCCCAAAACCTTGGGCGGTTTCCACATTCCAAACGAAGTCGAAAAACGTGTCGAAGTCCGCCCGGGGGTCCAAATACTCATTCATATTGCGAATGAGCTTTGTAATTGTGGCGCTGGTCCCGTATTGGCTGATAATCGTTTGTTCGACGGTAATCATGATTTACACCAGCGTGACGGTAATATCAGATTCAGAGAGGGTCGGCTTTTGGTCAATACCAACACTAACTTGGCTCAAAGTGGGCGTGCTTGTACCAATCAAAACGCTAATCAAGGAAACATTGGACGCGGCGGACACGACGGCGCCATAGTAGCGGCTGGCAAGGATCAGGGAGCCGATGCGTTCGCGTGTTGTGCCGTCCGTGCCGTTGAAACGGGCAATAATTGCAGCTTTCACCAGGGCGACAATGTTCGACGGCAAACTCACGTCATTGACCAATTGCACGGCGAATTTGACGGGTAGGGCCGCCGGCCGCTCAAACTTGACCACATAGGTCGGCTGGGGGTAGTTGTAGCCGCTTTCGTCCGTCACCGTCACGCTGGTATTTCCGTTGTAATCACAGCCGACGTCCTTTTTGCGCCAGATGGCCGCGGCTACGTCCGCGTCGGCGCCTCCTACCGCCGCCACATAAACCGAATGGGGCAAAAGCGGGTAATTGGTCGGGCCGGTCAATACGGTTTCCCCGCTGGGGTTATCCTTGACGTAAACATCCAGCACGCCCGGGAGCGCGAAGACTTCCGCATAAATGGCGCTGGGGGTGCCTTTACCATTCAGGGCGACCGAATTCTTCCGGCGATATTCAAAGTCGGCCCGGCTTTCCACGTTGTTGCCCAAGGTGCCGTCGGCCGCGTTCGTGATTGCGTCCCAGCCCGGGACCGCTTGGTACACTTGGGTAAGCGTACCGGCGGCGCAAGGAATCGGGCCGGTTTCAATGTTTTGGAATTCGGCCGTAACGCTCCCGGTCGCGTCAATAGTGACGTTTCCGGAACAAGCATAGGTGTTACCGCTGGTGTCTTGCGCCAGGGTGCCGCCGGGAATGACGGTGCCAGCAAGGCCGTTGACCGTGGCCTGTACGGTGGTTGGCGTGGCCGGCTTGCGGGTCAGGAAGTAAATACGCCCTATGGCGTCTTGAAAGCGGTCGGCGGAATATTGCGGGTCGACTTGGTTCACGAACAAGGCGAATTCGTTATTTTTGTCCCCGATTACCGCGGCCTGGCTGGAAGCAAGTTGCCCTTGCGGCGTTTCAAGCGCCGGATTGAGCCCGCCCCCAAAGGCGGCGTTAATGTCCGCCTGTACGCCGGCCAATACGTCAGTTTCCGCGGGGATAACCAGCCCAGCGGGCGTAAACTGAATTTTTGGAACGCTAGAAGGTGACGCCATTAGCGGCCCCCGTTTCGTCAATAAATTGGACTTCGCCGGTAATTTCGCGGGCGTCGAATGCTGAAATTATAACTTGCGCCGACACGACGCCGGGCACGGTTAATGCCGCTTTCTCAATGTAGCCGGTCAGCAAGGACAGCGGCGGAAGCTGCCCTAGTACGTCTTCAAAGTACGGAATGCCCTTGGCCGTCACGTACCACAGTTCCCCAAGGAACAGGCGCACGGCGCTTGCAACGTCTTGGGCCAGGGCGTAAGGGGGCGTCGCCATGGCGATATTGCCGGCGCTGTCTATGACCAAATCCCATGCGGATTGATCCAAAAGCAGCGTATTGTACTGAGTCATACTGGCGCCCCTGTGTTACCGCCCCCGGTTTGAACTCCCCCGTGGACGTGATTATGAAGGCTCTTGCCCTGTCCAACAACATCGTTGACGACGTTGAGTGGCCCAAGCATTTCACAGGCACCCCCGGCACTCCCTTTGCCTTGGCTTAATGGTCCGTTAAGCACGGTTGAACCGTTGACCGTGAAGGTTGGCGTATTGACAGTGCAAGACGTAGCGGCGTCGATTTCAACGACCGGGGCCTCAATGACCACGGCCGTCTGGGAATGAATTTTGATGCCCGCGGCGCTGAATTGGACGTATTGCGTCGGCGTACCGTTGAGCATGCCGCCCAAGTACATGCCGTCGGCAAAGCTGTATTGGCGATGGCTCCCCGGGTTGCCCTGCTTGCGCGTGGCCTTCACTTGGGAGATATCACGGGAGGCGAAGACGGCGACCCCAATGTCCCCTTTTTGCGGGTCGATGATTACCCCATTGGCGCCGCCCTGCAGCCGGAAATACGGCAAGTTGTAAATGGTGACGTGCGGCGTCGGGTTGCCCTGGCCGCCAAGCTGGTTGACCAGCGGTGTGACGTCGACAAAGCCCACGGGGGACAGGCCGCCGGAATTCGTGCAAGATTCAATGCGGACAAGCGTCGCCGTTTGCATCTTGGCAAGCGCCTGTTGCACCATAAAGGTAATTTGCTGGTATTCGCCAAGATTCGTTCCGGATTGCTGTTGTCCGGATGGAATGCCGTTAATGTCCGACATAAGGAGTCCCTTCAAAATTACCGCGAACGCCCATAAACCACGCGCCCCCGGGCTTTTCGCTTTCAAGCCGATAAGAAATTGCCGTCGCCACCCAAATTCCTGTAGCACGGATTTGGTCGCTTTTTAATTGAAATTGGTGCATAAATCGCACCGCTGGATTGAATAGCGCCTGAAACGATACGCCAGCCACGTCGAGCGTCGGATAACCAATTAGCCCTGATGTTTTGTCAATTAGCGGTATCGGATTTGTCACCCTAGAGCCATTAGGTGGAATAATCGCCAAAATATTATCGTCAATCACCATTGAAATACCGGCGGCCTTAGCTAAATCTCGGGCTTGCTCAAGTGCCGTGTTTGCCAAATACACGTCCGAAAGGGTAACTTGCACACCATTATTTTCGAAGACGTATCCCATTTCTTTGGCAAGTTGCGACATAACTGTCGCCACATCAACCGCCCCTTTAAAACTTTTAGGCGCGGATGGCGCAATAGCGTTTCTAAACGCAGCTTGCGCTTGAATGTGCAGGAATACGTCCGGCATACTCTGATAGTCGGCCCAAGCGTTAACGATATTACCCTTGTAAATCAGCGTTTCGACGGGGCCGTCAATTGCATAAACATCAATGGTATTAGGCTGCCATTTGATTTCGGAATATTTGGCCGCCTGCATTGCCAGCGTAGTGATTGAGTGCATTGACGACTCGTTCACGCCGTAGATTTTGGCCCGTAGCGTGCCCATCATCATGCCGCCGGCCTTGTCAATATCCGCGATTGCGCGGAAGCCCTGCAAGATGATTTGGTCGTTATTGCTGGAACCGAACTTACCCGTTCCCAAGGTAATGACAAAGCGGAGGGCCTTTTTATAGTCAAATGAGGGCATATTCTTCCGCCGTCAGATAGACAAGATTGAACCGGGAGCCCAAGCCCTCATAGCTGGGGTCGCTGCTGCCTTGCGTGTCGATGAAAAGCAAGTTTCCGATAAAGCCGGCATACTCCCGGGAGATAAGCGGCACGGCGTCCCGGGCGATTGTGCCGACCGAAATGTCGACCCCGTCCGCGTTGATATCCACGAAGACGCCTTGCGGCTTCTGGTACACAAGAAGCTGGCAATTCTGGCCGCCCAACACGACCTTGGTAGATTGGCTGGGAATCGGTTGTAAGGGTATCTGTTGCATTATTTCAATGCCCCTTGAAGGTATGAGCTTGCCTTATCGGCCAGGCTGGGCAGCTTGTCCGCCAGGCTCTTAAGCGTGGATTTCGGCGGCGTTTGGGCCTGCACCTTGCCGTTATCAGCTTGAGGCGTGGCGCCGGCTTCCTTGGGCTGGTCAACCTGTCCCTTGTTGCTTTGCGTGTATTGGGCCAAAACCTGGCGGACTTCCTTAAGGGTAATTTCCACAATCAGCAAGGTCGCACCCTTGGAATTGTGGCGGGCGTAGTTGTAACGTTCGACCGTGTAGTTGATATAGGTCACTTCCGGGGTTACTACGCTGTACAGGTCCGTCGACTTGCAAGCCTTGTCGATGGCTTCCAAGAATGTGCGGCGGTTCTTTTCACTCCCCTGCATGCAAAGGACCACTTGCGGCGACGCCGCCGTTTCGACCTTGTTGTAGCTGGCGAACGCCCCGCCCTCAATCGGGAAGTCGCTTACGCGGGTTTCCTTGGAGTAATCCACGGACCCGGTCGACAACGTCGAGCCCAGGCCGGCGGCTTCCAGGGCGTTGCCAATCAGCCCGGTGAACTTGGACGGGTCGCCAAGCGGCTTGCCCTTGCTGTCCCAAATGCCCCAACGGGTTTGCACTTGGAAAATGCGCCATAGCATCCCCTGTACCAACCCCAAGCCGGCCTTAAGCAACGGCGGAAAGTTGGGCGACCGGGGAAGTGCCGGCACGCCTGGCAACTTCGGTACGTTGGGGAAGGGGATAAGCGCCATATCAGGTCAACCCGTAATTTGCTTGAGAGGTAAAGAGGTAATCCAGGGACTTGCCCATATCCTTGGCAATGCCGTTGGCGTCCGTGGCGGCCGTGTATACCTTGACCTCCCCAATGTGGGTTTCAACGCTCTTGGACGTGGCGCCAGGGGCCGCGGCGGCGTTTGCTTGGGCAACCTGCACCGCACCAGCCCCGACGGCCGCCTGAGAGGCGCCAGGCACGCCCCCAAGCATTGCAAGGGCCATTTGTCCCCGCTTGGCCGCTTCACCCTCCCGCTTGGCCGGGCGTTCGTAGTGCTTGGACACGATGGCCGCGGCTTCGTCCGCCCGCGTCGCACCTTTAAGCAAGTTTCCGGCTTTGCGTTCGTTACCTTGGGTCAATTCATAATGCATGAAGGCCAATTGCTCTTGCAGCGTCGACCCCTTGATGGACTTACCAAACCGCTTTTGGAATTCGGCTTGGCGGTCAGGGTGCCATTGTGCAAGCCCGTAGGCCCGGCCGTTATCGCCCACGGCCGTAGGATCAAAGGCGGATTCCCGCTTGATGTTTGCGGCCAGGCCGACCGCTTGCTCCTTCGTCCACCCTTGGCTTTGGAAATAGGCGATTGCCGCGGCCTCTTCTGCACTTCCGCCGGGACGCTTGCCGCTGGAATTCACGGTGCCGCCGGACGGTGCCGCCGGGGATGGTGTGGCCGATTCCGGCGGGCGTTCCCCGTACTTCTTACCGTTGCCGCTCATGAATTCCCCCGCCGCAAATTTTGCCCGGTCCCAATCACGATTCCACACGGCCGCCAACACGTCGGCCCCTGCAATTGCCCGGTAAACCAAATCTTCCAAAAGGTCTTTAAGCCAGCGAATACCGGCGCCGGCCGCCTTGAAGCCCGGTTCCCATTTCGACCAGTCAATGAAGCTGTCGCCGCCCCGTTTCCATGTCTGGTAATCCTGCCAAAGTAGGGCGATTGCCGCCCCCAAAGCCGTAACCGCGGCAATGGTCAAATTGATGGGAGTGACGGCCACAGCAATGCCCACCAGGCCGGCGGCCATGATCGTGAGGAAGGTTTGCACGAATTCTTTATTTTCGCGCATCCAATCCCCCAGCCCCTCAAAGAGTTTGAAGAGCCCTTCCAGTGCCGGTATTGCGGCCGACAGCAATTCGCGGCCGAACGCTTCAAAGCTTTGCCGGCTGGAAACCATGGCGTTACGCAAGCGGCTGGCCTCTTCGGCTTGCTGCTTGGTTACGGCCCCGTACTCCTTTTGCCGGGCAATCATCAATTCAACTT